TTCTCATTTGACCTAAGTAGTGCAACTGATAGATTCCCTGTAGAAGTACAGAGATTTGTCATGGAACGCCTATTTGGGAAGTCTAAGAGTGAAGCTTGAGTTAGAGTGATAACCAAATGACCTTTCACAAGGCCTGATGGTCCGCCAATCTCGTGAGAGACCGGACAACCGCTAGGGGCTTATAGCTCCTGAGCATGTTTCTCTCTAACTCACCATATAGTGCTAATAACAGCCTGTAAGGATGATCCTGATTCTCGTTACGCAGTTCTAGGAGATGACGTGGTAATTAGGGGTCACAGTGCAGCTATGAAGTACAAGCGTCTGATTTCAGACCTTGGAGTCCCTCTCTCTGAATCGAAGACTCATGTGTCGCGAGACACATTTGAATTTGCTAAGAGATGATTTAGGAACGGGGAAGAGTTTACTCCCTTCCCTATTAATAGTATCCTAACTGCCTCGACTAGGTTTGTTGACCTAGCTCAAGGTTTCTTCACTGCGCAGTCGCACGGTTGGCCTTGTGTGTTCACAACACCAGGGCTGATTGCATCCTACCTCCGTAAGGGGATAGGCATGAAATTTAATCATTCTCTCAATATTGAGAGAAAGACTTCAAAATTCATGAAGTACCTTATTCTTACACAAGTGTCACTTTGAGATGTTGTTACATCTAAAAGTGACGTGCTTCAGGATTTTCTAAGTCCTCAAGCTCGTGATAAGTTCAGTGAACTGTCACTAATTGAAAAGATTCATTCCGTGAGGAACATCTACCTCTCAACCAGTGAGGTTGTTAGTGAAAGGGTACTAAAGCAACTAGAAGAATCTATACATAGATTCTTCCGTGAGGGGAAAGCCCTTGTTTCCGCTTCCATTACCGAATACGCTCCTCCTGTGGGGTTTGCATGTGGAGGCGTAGCTAAATCGCTACGATCTCTACTTGCAGACTTTTATGAAAGGTCAAAGCTACCTGAGATGGTAGACTCTAGCCTGACTACAGGTGAGGAGGCTATTGCCATAGGAAAACTCCTAAGGGCAGTACCTCTCACATCAATCCCTGTCGGGAATGATGGACGTCTTCGGAATAGTGTCCTGATGCTTCGGGCAAAGGCTGAAATGATGATCCTTATAGAATCAAAATTCAACGATTGGGGATCTGGTAAAGATCTTACATCCAACTTTACAGTTGGTCCTGAAGCATCCGCGGCCTTCGCGGCTCGGATATTCAAGGAAATGATGAGAG